GCGAAGGTCTGCACGACGTTGCTTGTACTTACGTGGAAGAGCCTTAAGAGCGCTGTTAAATACAGCACGGCTTACTGCAGCTCCACCAGCATCAACAACGTGACCGTTAGCCTTAGCCTTCTTTACTACACCATCAAATGCCTTATAAAGGTTATCTGATGAGAGTGATGTATTTCCGTTAAGGACTACATCTTCAATGTCATTACCTGCCTGTGTTGCCATCATGCGGGCGATGTGATCTTCTAGATCTGGACCTTCAATATTATCTTCTAGAGATTCTGTTGAAAGCTCCCAGTCCAAGCGAAGCTTCTTAGTTGTGAGAGAGATCTTTGAGAAAGTTACTGCTGAGTTAGCCCCAGTGTCGTCACCTTCTGTTGCAAGCTTCATAAGCTTTTCGCCTACTGACATGCGATCAATCTCTGTTGTGTCTGACTTCATACGAACTGTACGAGCGACCTTACCGATAACGGTAGCGTCGAACATGTAGTCCAGGAAGCGAGCAGACTGTTCTGGGTTTAGCAGACCACCAGTTTCGGTAGCACCGACGTGTACACCAGTTCCTGAGAGGGAACCACCGTTCATGCCAGCTGTTGCTGTTGTGCCAGATGCGATTGTCTTTTCTAACAATTCATTGCTCATTATATATTTCACCTACCTTAGTTAGTTGATTAAATCTTTTACGGAGCCGAGGAAAGAACCGCCCCATGTTGATTTTTGGATTTTTACTTCCTGAGACCCGCCAAGGTCAGAGGACTTCTTAATTGCAGTCTCGGATTCTACTGCATCGACACGCTTTTCTACGCCATCAATCGTGTTCTTGATTTCATTAACTGCTGAGCTTAGCGCAGCATGTTGTTCTGCCAACTCTGAAATTCGTGTATCAACGCTCTTGCTGAAAGTTTCAACGGTATCCTTGATACCTGAAACCTGTGCAGCATTTGCTTCTGACGCCTTGTTTAGAGTTTCTGAGAAAAAGCCTTTTAGATCGCCTAGCATCTTTGCAAAATCAGGTTCATCAACCTCAACTTCTGATACGTCGGCTGCTTTTTCCAGAGTTTCGGCAGGAGCGTCTGCTACTGCATCTTCTGCAGGAGCCTCAGCTGGAGCTTCTTCAGCAACAACTGGTGTTTCTTCAACAACTGGAGTCTCTTCGACTACTGTGTTTTCTGTATTTTCTGACACTTCATTACCTCCTTCTCCGTTTGCCTGTTTTGCAATTGTTTGTGTATCAGGCAACGGTAATCTTGACTTCTTGAATGAAGCAAGAATCTTATCGATCTCTTTTGATTTATTAACATCTGTTGATTCTACCCAGCCGATTAGTGTCGCTGGCTTACCAGATACTGGTGACTCAAATGTTTTTTCTGTTGATACGAAAACAGAGTTACTGTCTTCGCAATAAAAAATATTTTCTGTTGTTACTTCTGCAGCCATGCCCTTAAATACTAACTGGCCATTCATTTTTGAAATTGATAGAACGTTGCACAGTTCGTTTGCTGGTGAATCAACAATTGAAAGTTCAACAAGGTCATAGCCCTTAATGAATCTTACTGTCTCTCCAGAAGCTTTGTTAACTTCGTTATCTGACTCTGTAATCTTTCCGCCGATTGAAAATCCTGTTAGTGTTCCGTCTAGAACTTTTTCCCATGTATCCTGTGCGCCCTTTGATACATAAACATCTACGTAAATTCCATTATAAAAAGACTTAGACTCTTGGTCATAAAATGTTTCTGGTCTGAATGAAAGCATCTTGCCAACTGCGAGTGGTGTGTGCATTTCACGAATATTTCCACGGAAATTTTCAAATGCCTTAAGGCTTGCTTCTGATGTTACAACATCTTTTGTCTGATCAATGTTGTCAAGTGTTGCAAATCCTGATACGGTTCTCTTCTCACGATTGACCTTTGTGAAAGGAACTGCGAGCTGTAGGTTTTCTCCATTGGAGGACCAATGTGACTTTTCAATGTTCATATGGTTTATTTTATCTATTTGTAGATAAAAAGGCAAATAACTAGTTGAGTGGTATTACTCTACTGTTCTGCCATCCCCCTTTGCATTACGGCCTTCGCCAGCATTATCTGTCGAATTACTTTGTCTTTCTTGAGATCTTGCTCTTGTATTTCCTGCCTGAGATCTGACCTCTGCCGCTGCTTGGGGTTTTAATTCAATTACTTCGTCTCCTCCATCTAGAGGAATCATGCCCTTTCGGATACGAACTTCGTTAGGAGTAATTACCTGCATTCTAAGATATCTTTCGTCAATTTTAGACTGAGTATCTTCATCTGTGAGCGTAAGTTCATTAAATTTAAGCGATAAAGCATCTGTCTTTTCTGCAAACATTTGATTTAATTTCTTCTCTAAAACCATCTGTGCTGGACGACAAACCTGCTCTTTAAATGTCTTATCTGCGTCTCTAGCATTTGCAAGGGATACGCCTTCTGGGACTCCAATTTTATTAATTGGGACTCGGTGAGCCAATAGGATTTCGTCTCTATTTGCCTGACGATATTTATTAAATGATGACTCCTGGGTTCCCGCCTCAATTGGCTCCATCTTAAATTCGACCTTTGAGTCTGGAGAATCTGCTGGAAGTGGAACGTATAGCGATCTATGATTCTTGCCTTTTAGTCCAACCTGGAAAAATTCAAGGAGCTTCTTTTCTGAGTCTGCTGAAAGCTTTGCTCCCTTTACTGTAATGATATATCTTGGAACCGCCTTGTTTTCAAAGTAGTCCAAGTTATATCGACCAGCGAATTCATTTCCTGCCAAAGCATTCTGTGCTGCGATGATGTCTGGAATTCCATAATAGTTATTCATCGGAGTATACTTCTTCAGATGAATTACTTCGTTTGGCCTATCTTCCTGAGATGTAATCGGACTTGGTGTGTCCATATCTCCAAAGTTTCTGAAATAAACGGCCTTGCCATAGAGTAGCTGAATGAATCCATCACGCAAACGACGCACACGCATTGTCTTAGCTGGAATGTGTCCGATGTATCCGATGTTGCCTGCTGTTGTTCGGCTGATTTCAATAAAGCCATTTCCTGTTGCCTCTAAATCTGTATAAACCTTTTTAAGAGTTTCTCCGAAGGTATCTTCATCATTTGTTGAATCAAGCCATGAGTTTAAATCTTGACGTAGCTTGTTTAGCTTTCTACGTGCTCTGTCTAACTGCTTTGGATCTTCGATTGCATCAAACGCATCATTTGTCTTTTTTGTTTCTACGAAGTCATAACCAAGTCCAACAATGTTAGACACCTTAGCGTTAATTGCTGCATAGTTGTAAGTTGAAATTTCATAAATCTGTGAAAGATATTCTAAGTTGTATGGTGGCTGCACAAGATCGAACATTGAGTATCCGCTGATTGCTTGTGCTAAAAGATTCTGTTGAGTTGCCGCTCCATCAACACCAGTAAATGACTTGCTTAATTCTCTTCCCATCTTACGACGGAATGCTGTGCTTAAGCCTCTTACCTTAACAAGGTCATCCTTACCAATATCAAACGGATCATTGCTTGAGGCTTCTTTTTTAAATGAAAACCAATCAGAAGAATTGTTAATTCTGATTTCGTTTACGTGCTCTGCATCCTCTTCAATGAATTCCATTTTTATCTCCCTGGCTTATTTAAGTTTTTAATTTCGTCTTTGTAGTTTCCAATATCTAAAGGATCTGGAACTACGCCCCACTTTAATCTTTGATTTTGGTATTCGAATTCTTCGTCGTCGATCTTTCTACGTCCTGAAAGAAACTTAGGCCCGCCCTCATATATACCATACGAGCGAACCTCTCTAGCAAGAGCATCCACCTTTGATCGGTTTCCTTTTGTGGAGGTAATTGAGAGGAAGTTCCCATCATCGTCCCCAATCCATCTACCGTCTGGCATTTCCCAGACATAGATACCCAGTCTTGTTTCTTCTTCCAAAACCTGAGAGTTAATCTTATTGATATCCATAGGTTTTTATTTTACCATTCTTTACTGTTTAAGTCCAGCTTTTTGTCAACCTATATGACAAATTATTTACTTTGTAGCACAACCCAGTCGTTATTATAGAATTCTACGGAGCTTTCTGTCAATGTAATTGACGAATCGTCTGCCACGGATGCCGCTCTGCCTGTGTGCATATTGTAATGAGCCAAGACCTTGGCCGAATCAAATGCGTCTGGGTAGTAGGAAATATACTGATATAGGCAGGAAGGTCCGCCTGAGCTCAGATAGTTAAATCTAAATGGGCCTACAATGTTGCCTGATGTAACAATAACCACATGATAAAGCTCGTCTGTGGTAAAGACATTGCTGATGTTTGTAGCAGATATCTTGTCTACGCCATTAACGTATATAGCAGATATATTAGTTTTATCAATAGTTCCTGTATTACCCCATGAGTATTTAGAGGACACATAGTCTCCGTCTGCTCCGCTAAACAATAGGCAATTGCCAGTAAGTGCTGAAAGGGTCAAGAAGAACTCTACGGTTCTTGTGGACTCAATTGTATTAATTCTAAATCCTGATGCTACGCCAGTTGTTAATCCATTTAGTTTATGGCGGGATAGGATAGGATAATCTACTCTACCCATTGTGATCTCTTTTGAGGTAGCCCCCGAAATATCTTCAATTGTATAAATATAATCGGCATTGCTTGGGGAATATAAAACTTGATCTTTATAGAAACAAACTAGTAGGCTGTAAAGTCTAGGCAGATATTTAGTGGTATCTGAAGATGTTAAAGTTATCTCAAGATAAAGGATTCTTTCAGAACTAAATGCACCTAATTTAAATTGAGGAATTGATCTTCCGTTAGTACATGTCTCCCATGTTGATTCATCTATAGAAGCTCTTACAGAGACCC